ACATCCCTTAGCCCGGACGACCGCGGTCGCGAATTCCCCGGTCTGGAGAAGTGCCGGCATGTTGAGCGGCGACCAAGCGACCAGCTCGGTACACGTGCGCTCGAATTGCATGATGCCCGTCAGCTTCTCGTCGATACCCGTCGCGCCGCCGGTCAACCAGTTCTTTTCTTTGACGGCACGCGCGATCGCCATAATCATCTCAAATCGCGAACCCTCGATCCCGAGTTCGTCGAGAAGCCTTTTCACGTTGTCCGGGCCGGGGTCGCGTTTGTTGCTCTCCCACTGCGACAGGGTGTTGTGCGAGATGTTGAGCCGCCGCGCAAGGTCGGTGAGGCTGCCATGCGTCCGCGGGGCGTAAGCGTCCATCCGCGCCTGTTTGAGCGCGTCGCCGAGCGTCTCGGCGGCCGGCGTGTCGTACGTGGGCATGGCCGAACGGTAGTCCACCGTCACGCACCCGCGCGACTGAACCCGCACCCCCGCACTTGCATCGCGAGCAGGCATCCGTCACGATCGTCACGCAGCATTGAGACAGAACGAGACGGTTCGACGACGCGAGGACGCCCCCGTTATGCCCGCATACTACGCCGCCGTATTACCCCTACTAGGCGCACTCCTGCTGCTCGGGGGCGGATTCTGCCTCTACCTCGTGGTGAGTTGCATCCGCGATCGCCGCCGCGGGCGCGGCCTGTGATCGCGGCTACCGTCTCACAGAGTGCTGAGACGGTTGTGACCGGTCTCATCGGTCTCGCCCTTGTGCTGGTGATCGCCTTGCCCCTCTGGCGCTGGCACGACCGAGACCACTACCGACTTTGGTGCCGGCATTGCCGAGCGCGCCGCCGCCGCATGGTGGCGCACCTGCGCGCCCAACGTCGCACCCTCATGTCCGCCCGCGCGACCGGCGCCCCCGACGCCGGCCCCCTCGAAGCGCGGGCGGACTTCCACATTCGTGTGCGGGACCGGCGGTGTGTCCGCCCGCCGGTCCTGCGCACTCCCACCACCCCGCGGCGGCTTACTGACGGCCGCCGTTGCGTAGTCCCGAGCAGCTCGCGCACAACTGGGAGGAACACGCCGTGACCGAAGAGTCCTACGCCGAGTACGAACGAGCCCTAGGCGAGCTAGCGCGGATGGTCAACGAAGACGACGGGGCTCACTGGTGCCCGGAACTGGTTGACGACGTGCTGACCTACAACGGCGCGTACGTGCGCGGCGCCGGCGACGACGCCGAGCACCTCGGTACGCGAGTCGTCATCATCATGGACGCCGCGCGCGTACGCGCCGAGCAAAGGAACGCCGACGGTGATCCCGTGTGGCGCACCGCCGGGACGCTCGGGGACGTCGTCGAACGACTGCGCACGCTCGCCCGCCCGGGGGACCCCAAAGCGCCGGCGGTGGTTCTCCCAGAGGCCGACGGCGGGCACGCGCCCGGCGCCCCGTGACCGCGCCGGGCCTGCTCACGCTCATCGTGATCGAAGTGCTTCCCGTCGTCGCCGGCACGGTCGCCCTGTGGCGGTACGGCCGGCGTGACGCCGAGCTGCACCCCGAGCCGGTCGCCGAGCCCCGCCGGCCCGTCGAGCCGCACGAACAGCCCACGACCATGCTCCCGCGCGCCCGCTTCCCGCCGGCGCCGCCCGGGAGCACGTTCCCCCGGCACCGAGCCCCGCCCCCGCCCGCCGGCGCCGTCCCGGACCAACGGCGCCCGCCCGACGACTTTCCGCCGCACCGCGGCACCCTGTAAAACCCGAGAGGACTACAGCCCATGCAAATTGAGGGCTACGTACGCGTTGGCGCCGGAACGCCGGTCGAATTCGAATTAGATTCCGCCGAGGGTACGGCGCGGATAATTATCGGCCAGGACCGAATTAATAGCACGTTTTTGCATCTCGATTTCCGAGACTCCGTGTCATGGCTAAACTTTGTCAACGCTGTAGCTGCTGCAAATAAGACCATGCTAAATCAAAACAACGCGCTTGAGGCCGGCCCTACCGATACGCGAGCCGAATAATGCAAGACTCCGAAAATACGCGAATCGCGTGCGTGGTGACGAGAGTCGACCAGGGAGACAGAGTCTCCCGAGAGGTTTTCGAGCTAGACGGCTACATCGTGTTCCGGATCGGACCGCAAGACGGAAAAGCGCTGCTTATCCGCTGCGACGACCCCCAATGGTGCTACGACGCTGCTCGGGTGTTCGAGCTAGGCGGCGACCGACTCAAGCACGCGCAAATGATGAACGAAAGGGACCGACGTCTGTGACAGACGACAAACCGCCGACCGACGAAGCCGAACTAGCTCAGTGGTGTAAACGAAAGTACGAAAAAGACGGGCTCTCAATCCGCGGGGTAGCAGACGCAATCGGGCGCAGCTATGCCGAAGCCAACCGGCTACTCAAAAAGGCCGGCACCAAAATGCGACCGCCCGGGACCCGGCCCATTAAGCCCGATCCGGCACTAAGTAAGGCGTACAACCGGGGCGGATCAATCGCAGCCGCCGCCGCGAAATTCGGGCTCAAACCCGACGCCGCACGGCGGCGACTCCAGGCCGATCCCAACGTCACGATCCGCCGGCACGGTCCCGCGTTCAAGCCGCCGGCCGACGAGTCCGCACCCCCGACCAGCAAGCGGAGCAGGCCGACCGAATGAACGACGACCAGCTCAGCGCCGACACCCGCGGACTCATCCGCCGAGTAATCGCGGCGACCGCCCGCGCCATGAGCGCCAACCACCCGTGCGTCTTCGCACCGTGGGCCGTCGGCGTCGCCGCGCTCCCCACTACCGAGCACGCCCCCGGGCTCCACGCGCAGCTCCACGCCGCCGCGTTCGGCGCCGGGCTCGTCGGCGACCAGCTCGGCGCCGGCGCAGCCCCCGCAGACTCCGCGCCGCCCGGCGCGGGCAGCAACACCGACAGGAAGGACGACGACGAGTGACCGACGCCGAGCAGGAGAAACCCGCCGACCCGGTCGTCCCGGACTTGCCCGATGACGTGGTCGTCGCCGAGCCCGGCACCCCGGAAGCGGAAGCGGCGTGGCGCAAACACGCCGGGTGGTCGTGACCCCGCCCCGGCATGGCACGAGAACCGAAGGCGCGAGCCAAGCGGGACGCCGAGCGCGACGGCGCGCGCATCCCGAAGACTTGCAAACACGAACGCGTCTCATCCGAGTGGCTTACGCGCACGCAAGGCCACTGGGAAAAGGACACGTGCGACGACTGCGGCGACCAACGACGGCTTGAGTGGTTCCCGCGGCCGGGGCTCTTCTGAGCCCTATCGGAAACGTTCACGCGCGATGCACCCGACACGCGTCGCGCTTGAGCAGCCTGGACAGCCCGTGTAACCCTCGGGGTTGTCAGTGTGGGTCAAGTGTCCGCACAGGCGTTCCGAACGGTGCTGCGAGCTGTTCAACGGGGAAGACTCGCCGGCTGGCCACGTCCCGGCCCGGCGATACGCGAACGGCCCCCAACCCTTGCGGTTGGGGGCCGTTCGGACAATCAGCCACGGACCTAGTCCGCGCTCAAGCGCCGGGCGCGTCCGGTACGCATCCCTGTGCGGCTCGGCGGCGCATCCGCGGCCGGCGCAGCCAAGTCCGTGACGTACTCGCCGGCCGTCACCAGGCCGGGCAGATTGCCCGCGGCGAGCAGCTCGCCGACGCACCGGCGGAGCACTTCCGCCGCCGGCGAGTCCGCCGGCAACCCGTCCGCCGCCGCCGACCAGGCCGCGAGCAGCCGGTCACGCGCAACCAGCACGTCAACCGCCTCACGAGCGGCGTCCGCCCGCTTCGCAACGCCGTGCCGCGCTGCCCACTCGTCGAGCAGCGCGAGACGGTCGCCGAACGCAATGTGCGCCTTGCCGCCGATCGACGGCCGGCCGGGTCCGCGGCGAGGCTCGTCGCCGGTCACTCGCCAGACCCGTTCTCGAGGATTTTGGATCCGCGGCCGGCCCGCCGGCGCCGCCCCGCCGGCGCCGGACCGAAGACGACGAGCAGCGTGACCACCAGGACCAGGCCGAGCAGCTCGGCGACGCCGACGAGCACGCTCCCGCCCGTGACCACGGACACCAGGTGGCCCCACCAGGCGAAGACGGGACCGAGCACGTTCCCTAGGAATTCGAACATGCCGGCCATCATGACCACGCCAGACGCGAGAACCGAACCACCGTGACCCGCGTGTTGCCGTCTTCGGCGCTGCCCCAGAGTCGCGCGCCGATCATGGCCGGAAAGTCGTCCGTGGTCGTCTCGTCGAGCACCGTCGAGCACTGAGCCGTGTGGAGCTCGTCGACACCGTCGATTGTGTACCAAACGCTGTAGTAGCTGAACAGGCTCATGGTCCCTGTGTCCCTCTCAGTCGGTGGTCTTACATAAACGATATCGTTTATTACCGAGGGGGCGTTACACCAGTGCCAAGCCGGCCACCCCGCGCGTGCCGATGCGGCAACGTCGTACCCGCCGGCAAGCGGTGCCCGAGCTGCTCGCCGAGCTGGTCGAACCGGCCGGCATCGTGGGACGGCGGAAGTACCCGCCGATGGCGCCGCATACGAGCCGCTCAGCTAGCCGCACACCCGCTCTGTCAGACGGACGGGTGCATACGGCTCGCCGAGCACGTCGACCACGTCACGGCGCTCTCAGAGGGTGGCGACCGGTACGACCCGGCCAACTTGCAAAGCCTCTGCGTCGAGCACCACGCCGGCAAGACGGCCGACGAGTCCCGCCGAGCAGCCGCGCGGATACGCTCCAGCCGTGACGACTGACGACGAAAAAGCCGCCATCCGCGACCAGCTCGACCTAGCCGGCGCCGAATGGCACACCTACACCGCGCCGAGCGGCGCCACCGTCGAAGTTGCCTACGTCGACCACGCCGACGACGCCGGCCAGACCACCACGTACACCGTCGTCCGCGACGCCGCCGACCGCGGCAACCCGCTCGTCTACACCGCCGCCGAATGGGACGCGTTCGTCAAGGGCGTCGACGCCGGCGTATTCGACCCGCCCCAGTAACCCGGCCACCTTTCGTGCGCCGGGCAAACCGCACACGAAAGGACAGCCCCCCGTGAGCTTCTCTATGCACGCGTCCGGCACCGTCGCCGGCGCGCTCGACCAGCTCGACCAGCAGACCGTGACTGGCGACCCCTCACAGGCCGACCGGGTCCGCGAGTTCATCCGCGCCGAACTTGCCGACTTCCCCGAGCGTGACGGGCTCGGCGTCACCGTGCACGCGTCCGGGCACCACTCCGATACGAGCCGGAACGTGAGCATCTCTATCCAGCCCAACAACCTCACGGTCGACCGGTGATCGACACCACGGGGCGACACCCCGGCACTGTCCACATTGCCCGGTTCTTTGACGCCGACCACCTGTCGCGCGAGGACATGCGCACCGTCTCTCAGGCGTGCTGCGACCTCGCCGCCGACATGATCGGCAAGCTCGACGACGGCGCCGAGCTGAGCGCCGGACTTCGGAAGCTCCTCGAAGCGAAGGACTGTTTCGTGCGAGCCGTGCTCTAGACCCGAGCGGGGTAGCGCAGTCGGTAGCGCGCCGGGCTCATAACCCGGAGGACGCCGGTTCAAGTCCGGCCCCCGCCACGACGCCGCGGGTACCCACGGGCGCACGAGAGCGGCACCGGCAACCGGGTTCAACTCCCGGCCGTGCGCCCACACACACCAAACGGACCGGAGCAACCGTGAACACCCTGCGCGTGCTCGTGCTCTTGCTCGCCGTGCTGGTGCTGCTCACCGTCGGTCTACTTTGGACAGCACAGCAGCTCAGCACCCCCTAGGGGGGTCGGAATCACGGGGGCCGACGGCCGGACATTGCGCCCCGTAGTGACGCGCGCAGCGTGACGAATTGGCCGAACCGAGTTACCCAAACGAGTGATCCAGCACGGGAGGTGCGCAGGTGGCACGACCAGGCCGCGCGCCGAAGCCGACCGCGCTCAAGCTACTCGACGGCACCCGCGCCGACCGGATCAACCAGCACGAGCCGTTGCCGCGCGGGCTCCCGCCGGCGGCGCCGGCCGGGCTCGCCGACGACGTCCGCGACGTGTGGGACTACACGGTGCGCGAGCTGGATTCGATGGGGATCGCGTTCGCCGCGGACCGTGACGCGCTCGTCTGCTACTGCGAAGCCGTGGTGACGCACCGCCGGGCGTCCGAGCTGCTCGCCGTGTCCGACGTGCTCGTGACCGGCTTGCACGGCGGACAGGTCCGTAACCCGGCGCTACAGGTTCAGCGCGACGCCGCCGCGGTGGTCCGCGGGTACGCGCAAGAGTTCGGGCTCACGCCGAGCGCACGCACGCGGATCGAGCACAGGGCCGGCCCCGATGGCTCGGAAGAAAACCCGTTCGCCGGCACGGGCTAGCCGTGCTCGGCAGGCTGCGCCGGCCGACGGCGTCGAGCTGTCCGCCGCGGACGACAAGCGTCGTCGCCGGCTACTGCTGTCCCGCGAAGTCGCGTACTACCTGACGTCGCGCGGGATCCCGTGGCCCGACTGTCCGCCGAAGCTCAAGACGCCCGAGCCCGACGAGCAGCCCGGCGCCCGGTTCGACCCGGCGCGCGTTGACCGGGTGCTCGCGGTGTTCGGCCGGCTGCGCCACACGCAAGGCAAGTGGGCGGGCAACCCGCTCAAGCCGGACGCGTGGCAAGTCGCGTACGTGCTCGCGCCGGTTTTCGGTTGGGTGCACCAGAACGACGCCGGCGATTGGGTACGCGTCATCCGGCGCGTGTACGTCGATATCCCGCGGAAGAACGGCAAGACGACCACGGCCGGCGGGATCGCGACGTACCTCACGTGCGCGGACCGTGAGGCCGGCGCGCAGGTCTACGCCGTGGCGAGCGGACGCGATCAGGCTCGCTACTGTTTCGACCCGGTCAAGCAAATCGCCGAGCGCTCGCCGGCGCTGAGCCCGTACGTCAAGACGCTCGCGAGCCGGATCGTGCACAAGCCGTCGGGCTCGTACTTCGCGGTCGTGTCCAAGGTGGCCGATCTCTTGCACGGCGCAAACGTGCACGGCGCGATCATCGATGAGCTTCACGTACACAAGACGGCCGAGCTGGTCGAAGCCGTCGAGACCGGTACAGGCTCGCGGACGCAGCCGCTGACGGTGATCATCACGACGGCGGACGACGGCCGGCGTACGACGATCTACGCCCGCCGGCGCGAGTACGTCGAGCAAGTCGCGCGGCGCGCGCTCGCCGACCCGGGTCTGTACGGCGTGGTGTGGGCGTGCGATGAGGATGACGACCCGTTCGCGGAAAGCACGTGGCGCAAGGCGAATCCGGGGTTCGGGGTGTCGCCGACGCGCGAGTCTCTCGCGCAGGCCGCGCTACAGGCGAAGGCGTCGCCGGCCGATCTCGCGAATTTCCTCCGGCTGCACCTAGGCCGGCGGACGAAGCAAGAGACCCGCTACTACGAAATGGCCGATTGGGACGCGAACGCGTCCCTTGTGGACACGAGCAAGCTCCGCGGCCGGCGCGCGTTCGGCGGGCTCGACCTCGCGTCTACGTCCGACTTGCTCGCGCTGTGTTGGCTGTTCCCGGACGACGACGGCGGCTATGACGCCGTGTGGCGCTTGTGGACGCCCGAAGAGAACATCCCGAAGCTCGACAAGCGCACCGCGGGTTCCGCGTCGGCGTGGGTCCGGCAGGGGCTGATCACGGCGACGCCGGGCAACGTCGCGGACTACGGCTACGTGCGCGACGCGATCGCGCGGGACCTGGACGCATACGACGTTCAGGAAATCGCGTACGACCCGTGGAACGCTACGCAGCTGGTCAACGACCTGGTTTCGGACGGCGCCCCGATGGTCCAAATGCGACAGGGCTACGCGTCGCTTTCCGCGCCCACAAAGGAACTACAGCGGCTGCTACTTGAGGGCACGCCAGAACGTCCGGTGTTCCGCCACGGCGGCAACGCCGCGGTGCGCTGGCAGGTCGACAACGTCGCGGTTGCGATGGACCCGGCCGGAAATGTCAAGCCGGACAAGGGAAAGTCCGGCGACAAGATCGACGCCGTGGCAGCTGCGATCAACGCCCTCGCACGCGCGATGGCGTCGACGGGGCCGGCGCGAAGCAAGTACGAAGACGACGACCTGATGATCTTGGGTGGCTAAGTGTTCCGCAGGGAGCGTGACCGGCTGCTCCGGTTCGCGCTGCGCGACCGGTTCGCAGTCACGACAACGAACGGCGAGACGGTCGAAGGCGTGTTGTTCGACGTCGACGACCGCACGATCGTGCTCGCCGACGCCGCCGCGGTGAACGACCGAGGGACCCGCACGCCGCTTGACGGCTGGGTGTACCTCCCGCGCGCGCACGTGCTGTACCTACAGCGTCCACATGAGACCCGGGGAGGGTGATTCGTGTTCCTGTCGAACGGATCACCGGTGCCGGCACGTGTGCAGGGGCTCGCCGACGTTACGCCGATCTTCGCGGACGCGAGCTACTACGCGACGGATGGCCTGTCGCTGCTCAACCAGTTCGCGGCGTACGGCGAGCTGTACCGCCGGCAACTGTGGATCGGCGTTCTCGTGCGGAAGCTCGCGTTCGGCACGGCCCGGCTCCCGTACCGCGCGTACGCGATCACCGATGCCGGCACCGAGCAGCTTGCCGACAACGATCCGCTCGTGTCGCTGCTCGCGCGTCCCAACGACCAGCTCGACGCGTTCCGTCTGTGGCTGTGGACGTCGGCGACGTACGACGTGTACGGAGAGGCGTATTGGCTCAAGCTGCGTGACGACCGCGGGCGGGTGCGCGAACTACAGCCGATGCACCCGGCGAACGTGATCATCCGACGCGATGAGCTGGGAGAGCTGGTCTACTTCTACAGCGCCGGCGTACGTGACGTGTCGCTGCTCCCGCCGATCCCAGCCGCGGACGTGGTGCCGTTCACGGCGTACAACCCGGACACGCTCGTGCGCGGACTCTCCACTTTGGAGGGACTCCGCGAGACGCTCTACAGCGAAGACGCCGCCCGCCGCGCGACAGCGTCGTTCTGGCGGCGCGGGGCGCGACCGTCCATCGCGCTCACGCACCCGGCGACCCTGTCGAAGCCGGCGCAGGACCGGCTACAGGCCACATGGGACAGCAACCACACGGGCGCCGACCTCATGGGCGGCACAGCGATTCTCGAAGAGGGGTTGACCCCTCACGTGCTCCAGCTCTCCGCCGAAGAGATGCAGTACGTCGAGACGCGCAAGCTCAACCGCGAGGAAGTGTGCGCCGCGTACGACGTTCCGCCGCCCGTGGTGCACATTCTCGACCGGGCGACGTACTCGAACGTCACCGAGCAGATGCGCAGCATGTACCGCGACACGATGGCGCCCCGGCTCAACATGTTCGAGTCGGCCGTTGCTCACCACCTGGTCCCGGACTTTGACCGGTCCGGGAAGACGGTCGCGAAGTTCGACCTTGACGAAGTGCTGCGCGGCGATTTCGAGACGCGCTCGACTGCCGTGCGCGAGCTGATCAGCTCGGGCGTCATGATGCCGGCCGAAGCCCGGCCGTTGTTCAACCTGAACCCGGCCGGCCCCGAAGCGGCGCAGCTTTTCGGCAACGCCGCGCTCGTGCCGCTCGGCTCGAACGCGACGCCGCCCGGCGTCGACGACCAGGGCAACGCGCTCCCGCGGCCGGCTCCGACTCGCCGGCCGCCGGCGCTCCCGGCCGGGGAGGGCCAGGCGGACGACGGGGCCGGCCAGACCCGCGCGTACGACCTCCGGTCGCTGGCCGGCCGTCTCGGGCGCGTCAAGGGACAGCGCGACGCGCTCAGGTCCCGGCTCGCGGACGAACACCGCGCCGCCATCTCCGAGTACTTCGGCCGGCAGGGCACCGCCGTACAGGCCGCTCTAGCCACGAAGGACGCGAGCGGCCTGGACGCCGCCTACTGGGCCGGCGAGCTGGCAACCCTGTTCGGCACGCTCGGCGACGCTACGGCGCGGATGCTCGGCGCCGCCGTCGCGCAGCAGCTCGGCGCCGACGACTACGACCCGGCCACGCTCGCCGCGTGGATCGCGGCCGGCGCGAAGGTAGCCGCCCGCGGCGTCACGGACGTAACCGAGCGCGAGCTAGCCCGAGCGCTCACCGATGCGTCCGACCCGGCCGGCGCCGCCCGCGACTACTTCGGCGGGCTCGACGGCCGCGCCGAGCAGCTCGCCGCAACCCGGGTGACCGTCGTCGGCGGCATGGCCGAACACGAAGCCGCCGCGTGGGCCGGCGCCCACACGAAAACGTGGCACGCCGGCCGGCACCCCCGCGTGTCTCACGAAGCGATGGACGGCGAGACGGCGCGGATGGGAGCCCGGTTCTCCAACGGAATGACCGGCCCCGGCGACCCGGCCGGCGGCGCCGACGAGTGCGCCGGATGCAACTGCTACCTCACGTTCACCGGAGAGTGACCCATGCCCGACGTGATCCTTAAGGACGCGGTCGCCGCGATCGAGCCCGGCGACGACGACGAAGAGAGTCCACACGGGACGTTCGACGTGATCCTGTCCGCGCCGGTCAAGGATCGCGACGGCGAGACGATCAAACCGGACGAGTGGGAAACCCCGCTGCCCGAGCACATCACGTTCGACATTGACCACGGGATGAGCGTCGCGAGCACCGTCGGTTCCGGCCGGCCGTCCATCGATGATGACGGCAACCTGCGGGTCTCGGGCACGTACGCGTCGACCGAGCTGGGCCAGAACACACGCGCACTCGTCAACGAACGGCATATTCGGACGACGTCCGTCGCGTTTCTGCGCAAGTCCGAAAAGGATGCGAAGGGGACTGCCAAGGTTCGGCGCGAGCTGCTCAATGGCGCGTTCGTCGCGGTGCCGGCCAATCCGGCGGCGCTGGTCCTGTCGAGCAAGGCTCTCGCCGGCAAGGCTGGCCGGCGCAACTCCGCCGCCGACGCCGAGACGATCCAGGCGATTCACGATCACGCCGGCAAGCTCGGCGCGAGCTGCGGCGACGGCAAGGCCGTGCGCCTGGTCAAGACGGCCGCTGACCACCTGTCCGAAGACGTCGCGTCGCGACTGGGCGACGTCGACCCGACCACGCTTCCCGAGCCCGTGCGCGCTGCGCTCGCCGAGCTTGGGCTTATTGACCCGGACGACACCGAATCGTCCGCCGCGGGTGAGTCCGCCGAGGAATCCGCCGCCGAACAGGCCGCCGAGGAAACCGCCGACGACGCCGCCGCCGACCGTGCCGCGCTTGCGTTGCGCGCTCGTCGCATCCGGGCAGTGTCCGCTATCACCGCTACGGAGGATTGATCATGCCTACGCTTGCCGAGTCGCGCGAGAAGGTGCGCGAGCTTGCGGCGAAGATGCTTGTCGTCGTTGAGGATTCCAAGCTCAGCGACGCCGAGAAGATCAAGCAGCTCGACGTGTTCGAGCCGGATCTCAAGGCCGCACAGGACGAAGTCGCTTCCAAGGAAGCGGTCGACCGTCGCAAGTCCGAGATTTTCAAGGCCGCCGGCCGCAAGGGCGACAACGACGCCGGCGGCGAAGGCGACGACGAGAAGAAGAACCGGGGCGGCTATCACACGCTCGGCGAACAGTTCGTCAAGTCGTTGGGGTACAAGAACCTGGTTGAGCAGGGTCTCAAGGGCGGTCGCTGGACTTCCGGTGACGTCGAGCTTAAGACGACCCTCACCGAGGGCACCGCCGGAACCCCGGGCGGTGGCTACGACCTGGTGACCACCCCGCCCAACGTGCTTCCGGGCATTGTGGACATTCGCTTTCGGCCGCTGTTCCTTGAGGACCTCCTGCCGAAGGGCGCGACGTCGTCGCCGCTTATCCGCTACCTCGTTGAGGAAGCGGTCACCAACGCCGCCGCCGCGGTCGCCGAAGGTGATCTCAAGCCCGAGTCCGCGCTGAGCTTCACGACCGTTGACGAGACGCTGCACAAGGTTGCGACGTTCCTCCCGGTCACTGACGAGATGCTTGAGGACTGGACTCAGATTCGGTCCTACCTGGACGCTCGTCTCCAGCTTTTCGTTCGCCAGGCCGCGGAAGCTCAGCTTCTCAGCGGCGACGGCACCGGCGCGAACATGGTCGGTCTCCTGAACCGGCCGGGTCTCGCGGCGACCGTCACCAAGGGCACCGCGCCGAGCGCCGCCGGCGACAACAACATGGACACCGTCTATCGCCAGATCACGGCGATTCGTCAGAACGCGTTCATGGAGCCGGACGGGATCGTCATCAGCCCGACCGCGTGGCAGGAAATCGTTCTGAGCAAGAACGAGCAGGGTGCGTACTACGCGAACGGCCCGTTCATGGGTGTTCAGCCCGAAACCCTTTGGGGCAAGCGGGTTGTGCAGACGGCCGCGATCGCGTCGGGCAAGGCGCTCGTGGGCGCGTTCGCGCAGGGCGCGCAGATGTTCGCCAAGGGCGGGATCACCGTCGAGGCGAGCAACAGTCACGCGGACTACTTCCAGCGGAACAAGACTGCGATTCGCGCTGAGCGTCGGCTCGGGCTCGCGGTCTACCGCCCGGGAGCGTTCGGGCTCGTCGCCGGGCTCTGATCCCAACCGATCCGGACGCCCCGCCCCACCCCCCCATCCCTCGCGGGCGGGGCGTCCACCCCGGAGAGGCACACACCATGTCCCGAAACACCCCGAAGCGCGTGCGCTCGACGGGCGCCGTCGAGACGCCGGCCGGCGACGTCGAGACCACGGCCGCGATCGGCCGGCCCGAGTCGACGGGGGCCGTCGAGTTCTCTCACGCCGAGCCCGTCGAACACACCGCGAGCCACCTGAGCGAAGACGTCACCATCCGGCAGGAACCGCCCGGCGAGCCGTTCACGTCGTCCGTCGGGTGGCTCAGCGAAGCCGAGTCGAAGGTTGTCCAGCCCGCGGAAAAAAACTCGAGCGCGGGCAAGCCGGCGCCGGCCAACTCGCCGGCGGAGACGAAGGGCGCTCGTGTCGACGGGCCTCGCAAGTCCTGACGACCTGACGGCGTACTTGGGCGTCGAGCCGCCGAGCGCTGAGCAAGCCGCGTTCCTGCTCGCCGCCGCGACCGCCGTCGTCCGGTCCTACTGCGGGTGGTCCATCACGAAGACGGAGGACGTCACCGCGTGGACGGTGGACAGCCGCGGGGGTGCCGTGCTCACGGTCCCGACGCTGTACCTGCGTTCAGTCGTCGCCGTCATCGTGCGGGGGACGCCCGTAGACCTGTCTGAGATCACCTTCAGCGCGTCGGGCGTGCTGGTCCGGCCGCGCCACCCGTGGCCGGTCGGTCTCGGCTCTGTGGCCGTTCAGGGGACGCACGGGTACGACCAGGCGCCGGCCGACGTCGTCGCCGTCGTGTGCTCGCTCGCGTCCCGCGGCGTCGCGCTCGCCGGCAAGGGTCCCGTGACCAGCTACCGCGTGGGCGGTGTCCAGGTGAACTACGCCGCGAACGGCGTCGACGCGACCGGGCTCAGCACGACCGAGACGGCCGTTATCGACGGCTACCGACTGCGGGAAGCGCGGTAACCCGTGTTCCCGCTCGGCACGCTCACGGCCACCGTCGTGCACATCGAAACCAACGACTACGGCGACCGCACCGAGACGGGCCGCGCCACCTACGCCGGGTGCGTGGTCCAGCCGCTCAGCACCGTCGAGCAGCTCGACACCGGTGACCAGGTGGTGACGCGGTGGACGCTCTACGGCCCGCCGCTGCTCGACGCGAGCCCGACGGACCGGATCGAAGTCGCCGGCGACACGTACGAGCTTGACGGAGATCTCCAGCTCTGGCGCGGGCTCGACGGCCGGCCGCATCACGTTGAGGCGTTCCTACGACGGGTCAAGGGGTGAGCAATGGCGACTGATATCGAGTTCCGCGCGGACGTCGAGGGGATCAACCAGCTCGCGAACGGCCCGGAGGTACACGCACTGCTGCGGGCGCGAGCTCAACTCGGCGCTCAGTTCGTCCGCGGCGCCGCGCCGGTCGACACGGGCGCTTACCGGGCCGGCGTCGACGTCGTCGACGTCGGGCGCGGTGGTCCGCGGCGCGACCGCGCCGAGGTACAGCTACGCGCCAACTCGGGTGACGCGGTGTTCGTCGAGTTCGGCTCGCACGGGCGCCCCGGCCGGCACTTGCTCGCGCGCGCCGTCGACGTGATCGAGCACGGCTGACCGTGGTCGACAAGCTCGCACCGTTTCCCGACGCGGAAACGGTTGTCATGACAATGCTCGCGCCCATCGCGCACACCGTGACGTCGACCCCGCTCCCGCTCACGCCGCCGATGATCCGCATTCAGCGCGTCGGCGGGGCCGATGACCGGCTCACCGACTTTCCGCGGATCGAAGTCGCCTGCTACGGCGCCGACCGCGCGCAAGCGTGGGACCTCGCCGAGCAGTGCCGGCAAACGATCCTCGCGAGCCGAGCGACGGTCGTCGGCGGCGTGCTCGTCGACAACGCCACGACCGACACCCCGGCGCAGCAGATCCCGTACGACGCGCCCGACGTGCGTCGCGTCGTCGCGTATTACCGGCTCGCGTGGCGCCGCCCGCGCAGCACCTGACCGAAATCCGAACGTCCATTTTGGAGGGCTCGCGTGACTACGCCCACGACGACCACGTATGACGAGCTGAAGAATCTTCAGAACGACTTGATTCGCAAGGCGCTTGAGGGATCGGTGTTCTTCGCGCCGTACGCGTCGAGCCTGCCGACCGCGCTCACCGCCGGCGCGTCCGCCGGGCTCGTGCCGCTGCCCGACGGCTACGGCGATATCGGCTGGTGCGACAAGGGGGACGGCGCCACCTGGTCCCGGTCCGTCGACACGTCCGACGTGACGTCGTGGGGCGCCGTCGAGCCGACCCGGCGCGATATCACCAAGCAGACGAACGGGCTCAAGATCACGGCGCAGGAAACGAAGCGCTCGACGATCGAGCTGTACGAAGGCGTCGACCTGTCGACGACCGTGCCGGCGCCGACCACGGGTGAGATCACCTTTGACAGCCCGGCCCGCCCCCAGACGCGCTACTTCCGCGTGCTGGGACTGTTTCAGGACGGCGTCGGCGCGGACGCGATCTACGTCGCGAAGCTGCTCCCGAAGGCCAACGTCACGGACACGGGCGACCAGAAGTGGACCGACGGGGACGACCCGGTCGGGTACGAAGTAACGCTCACGGCCAACTACGACGAAGTCTCGAAGACCGCCATTCGGCATTTCTTCGGCGGTCCCGGTTGGCGCTCGCGGCTCGAAGACATGGGCTTTCCGGCTGTTACGCCGTGACCGAAGCCGCGGCGCGGCGTCGAGCTGCCCCGGGGGGCCGGCCGGCGCCGCGCCGCACCCGAACACTTCCCACCGTCCCGAAAGGACACCCCGCCATGCCCATGCTCAAGTCTCCCGCCGGTGACCTGTACCGCACCGACGACGACGCCGAAGTCAACACGCTCGTCGTCGGACACGGATACAGCGTGCTTCCGGACGACGAGCAGCCGGCCGGCGACGAGCCGGACCAGGCGCCGGCCGATCCCGAGCCCGCCGCCGAGCCGGCCACACCGACCGAGCCCGCCGAGCCGGCGCCGGCCGAAACCGCCGGCCCGACCACCGAGTGACAACCGCTCTACACGGAGGAAAGCCCCCCATGCCGAAGTCTTTCAAGTGGGATCGCTACGTCAGCGACGCCCGTACCGAACCGTTTGTGCTTGAGCTGAACGCCGATGACGCGATCAGCATTCCGGCGCCGGACGGCGAAACCGTTCTGCGCATTGAGGAATCGCGCAGCTCCCGCGCCACGCTCAAGCTGCTCTGTGGCGAGCACTACACCCGCGTGAGCGACCTGATCAGCGTTGCGCCGGCCGGCGTACTCACGTCGCTCGTCTCCGACATGGTCGACCACTTCGGACTCAACGCGGAACCGCCGGGGGGTTCGCTGGCCTCGTCGCGCTGATCGAGCAGCACGGCGAGGCTATCGAGTACGACCTACAGGCCGAGCTAGGCGTTGACCTACTCGACTACTTCCGGGCACGCCGGCCGTGGCCGCAACTCTGGCGCTTCCTCGAACGGATGCCGGACCACGCGCATTACAAAGTGGCGCTACAGGAAGACATTGACCTAGCGCGCCGCGCACGCGAGCACGCGAAGGGCAAGCCGAGCCGGCGCCCCAGAGTCGCCGGCCAGGTGTGGACGCCCGAGCGCGCCGCGCTCACCGACGTCGCGGACATTCTCTTGCGCGTACTGGCTTCCCTTGAGGCGCAACGAACCGGCAAGACGAGCAAACCGCAATCGATGCCCCGGCCGCTCACCGCGGCTGCGCGACTCGACCAGCTCGACGCCGCACAGCGGCACCGCGACCGCGTCCGAATGATGCTGCCCCACCAAGGGAGGTGACCCCGTGGCGTACTCCGCCGGCGCTGCGTACGTCTCAGTCCTCCCGAGCTTCAAGGGGTTCAACACCGCGGTAAAGGCCGGGCTCACCGAGCAGCTCGGCGGGCTCGGGACACAGCTCGGCGCGCAGCTCGGCGGCGAGCTGAGCGCGTCCTTTGTGCCGGCCGCACGCAACGTCGGCGCCGAGCTGGAATCGGCGGCGAACCGCGGCACCGCGGCAATGACGACGCTCGCGCGGGGAACCGCGCCCGTGCTCGACAAGCTCGCCGCGGTGTCGCCGATCCTCGGGCGCGTCCGAGACGGCTTCACCACGTCGGAAGCGGCCGTGTCGGCGTTCAGCGGCACCGCCGGCACGCTCGGCGGCAAGCTTCGGACCGTCGTCGACGTCACGAACGAGACGGCCGCCGGGTTCGGCAAGATGGGCAAGCAAGCCGACACCGTCCTACAGCGCGTCGGCTCGCGAGTGCAGTCGGCCGTCACGGCGCCCGTCCGCGCGGCCGGCGACGCGCTCGGCTCGTTCGGCCTGTCGGCCGGCTCGGCGTTCACCGTGGCCGGCGTCGCCGCCGTGACGATGGGTATCAAGTTCAACGCGTCGCAGGAATCCGCGACGATGGCGTTTACGACCATGCTGCACAGCGCCACACAGGCGCGCGACTTCATGGCTCAGCTCACGCAGTTCGCCGCACAGACACCTTTCGACTTGCCCGGGGTCACCAGTGCCGCGCAAAAGCTTATGGCGTTCGGGTTCCAGGCTCGGGACGTGCTTCCGACGCTCACAGCGATCGGTGACGCCGTGTCCGGGCTCGGCGGGTCCACAGAGGCCATCGAGCGCGTAACGACCGCCATCGGCCAAATGAGCGCCAAGGGCAAGGTTCAGAGCGACGAAATCCTACAGCTCACCGAAGCCGGAATCCCGGCGCTGCGCATCCTCGCCAATCAGTACGGCGTGACGACCGGCGCGATGCAGGACATGGTGACGAAGGGGCTTGTCCCGTCGAGCGAAGCCGTGCCGAAGTTGCTCCAGGGCATCGAACGCGGCACGAGCGGCGCCGCCGGCGAGACGACGGCGTTCGCCGGCATGATGAGCCAGCAGGCGACGACGATCACCGGCGTCTGGTCGAATTTCGTCGACAATTTCAACCGTGCCATGGGAAATCTCATGGCGCCGGCCATGCCCGGGATCAAGTCGGCGCTTACGTGGCTCACGACGCAGCTCGGCACCCTGCCCGGGTGGTTCGAGCGCGTGCGCGCCGTCGCCGCACCCGTGTTCGCTCAGCTCGTCCCGGTGTTCCAGGCCGTCGGCTCGTTCGTCATGACGTCCGTCGTGCCGGCCCTGCGCAACCTGTGGACCGCGGTACAGCCCGTGGTCGTGATCGTCGGCGGCGCGCTGCTCGCGGCGCTGCGACTGGCCGGCTCGATCCTGTCCACTGTGGTCGGTCCGGCACTCGTCGCCGTGTCCGGATGGGTACGCCCCCTCATGCCGATCGTCGTCGGCATCGCTGCGGCGTTCGCCGGATGGTTCGCGATCGGACTCGCCGTTACGTCCGTCGTCCGCGCCGTCGCGTTGCTGCGAACGGTTATTGTCGGCGTCACGGTTGCGTGGCGCATCTTGAGTCTCGCGTTCTCAATCAGCCCGATCGGTGCGATTATCACGCTCGTCGCCGCGCTGGTCGCCGGCGTAATCTACGCGTGGACGCATTTCGAAGGCTTCCGCAACGTCGTGCTCACCGCCTGGTCCGCAATCCAGACGGCCGCCTCGTTTACCTGGAATTCGATTCTCAAGCCGGCGTTTGACGGAATCGTCACCGCGGTCAAGGCGGTCGGCTCGTTCTTTTCGTGGCTTTGGGGAATTGTCTCGCCGATCCTGTCGGCGATTGGGCTTGCGGCGCGCATTCTCGCCGCGATCATCATTACGGTCGTCGTGACGCCGATCGTGCTCGCGTTCAAGGTTTGGGCCGCGATCATGACGTGGCTCTACAATACGATCGTAAAGCCGATCATTGACTTGATTGCCGCAATTTTCGTCGGATTCTACAATCTTGCGATCAAGCCGATTGTTGACCTGATCGTTTTGGGAATTCGCGCAGTTGGCGCGGTGATCGATTGGCTGTGGCCGGTTTTTCAGCGCGCGACTGCGATTATGGGTGCTGTAGTTGCCGCGCTGTACAACATTTTCATCAAGCCGTACGTGGACGGCGCAGTTGCGCTTTTCCACGGTCTCGGCTGGGTGTTCGGACAGGTCGCCGACGGTATTCAGTGGGCGCTCGGCAAGCTCGGCGATTTCTTTTCGTGGATCGGCGGCAAGATTCACACTGCCTGGGACGCGGTCGGAAACGTAGTGCGGTCGGTCTACACCGATCACATTAAGCCGTACATGGATAAGGGCGCCGACGCCGTCCACTGGATCGGAAACGCGTTCGACTGGGCCATTGATCACATCTCGAAAATCTGGGACCAGGTCAAGGGAATTGCCGCGAAGCCGGTCAATTTTATCATCGATTTTGTCTACAACAAGGGAATCCGGGCAGTCTGGAACTGGGTTGCTGACTTGCTGGGACTCGGCAAGCTCGCGCCGGCCGGACTGATCACATTCGCCGGCGGAGGCGTGCTCGACGGCTTCGCGCCCGGCCGCGACGTCGTTCCCTCGCTGCTGTCACCTGGTGAGGCCGTGCTCGTGCCTGAGCTGGTCCGCCAGATCGGGCCGGCGAACATCATCGCGGCGAACGCGGCGGCGTCCAACGGCCGGCCGGCGACCGTCGTCGGTGGGGGTCGGTTCGCCGGCGGTGGAATCGCACGGTTCGCCGGCGGGGGCGTCGTTTCCGACTTGCTCGGGTTCATCGGCGACATTGGCTCTGACGTCGTCGACATGTTCTCTGACCCCGTCGGCTGGATCGGCTCGCACATCGGGGCCGGCGCATCGCAGTGGGTTTCGATGCTCGCCAAGATGCCGGCGACGCTGATCGACAAGTCCGTTACGTGGCTTTGGGACAAGATCACCGATTGGATCAATCCGTTTTCGTCGAGTGGTGGCGGTGGCGGAAACGCGAGCCTTGCCGGCTGGATCGCGCAGGCAATGGCGCTTACCGGCGTCCCGGCGAATTGGGCTGGTCCGCTCAACACGCTTATTATGCGCGAGTCCGGCGGTAATCCACGGGCTATCAACTTGTGGGACAGCAATGCTCAGGCCGGCCATCCGTCGCAGGGCCTTATGCAGACGATTCCCGGAACGTTCGCCGCGTACCGCGACCCGCGGTTGCCGAACGATATCTACAACCCGGTCGCGAACATCGTTGCGGGCATTAATTACATCCGTTCGCGCTACGGCTCGATTTTCAACGTTCAGCAGGCCGTCGGATCGACGCCGAAGGGCTACGACTCGGGCGGCTGGCTGCCCCCGGGCTATTCGACCGTCTACAACGGCACTGGCCGACCGGAAGCGGTGTTTACGGCGGACCAGTTCGACGTGATCACCGCGGCGGCGAGCGGGTCCGTCGGCGGCGAATTCTCCGGCGTGCTCGTGCTCGACTCCGGCGAGTTTCTCGGCGTCGTCCGCGGCGAAATCGCGCAGTCCAATGACGCGCTCGGCACCGCGATTGCCACCCGCACCCGCATCTAAGCCGCCTAGCGGAGGAAACGCTCGTGTACGAAATCCGTGTTCCGATGAACTACGCGTTCGGACAGCTCACCAACGCCGGCGCTATCTCGGATACAACTCTGACGTCGACTGACTTTGCGGGGTTCCCGTCGAACCTCTCGACGACGGTCTATATCCCGCTTACGCTCCAGGACCCCGCGAATAAGGCGTTCGAGATCGTTTGGGCGACCGCGCACGCCGCCGGCTCGTCCACCCTGACGATCATCCGGGGGCGGGAGGGCACCGCGGCGCGCGCGTGGCCGGCGTCGACGCTTTGGGCGTGCGCGCCGACACTGCGGGACGCCGTGCTCCCGGTCGTCAACTCCGCCGCGTTGCCGGCGGACCCGCACATCGGGTTGCGCGTGCTCCAGCAGGACACACAGCAGATGCTCGAATGGTCTGCGGGTGGCTGGGCTTTGGAGCTGGGCAAGGGAATTCTGAACATCACGAAGCGCAACGTGGCCGACGCGATCGGGGCCGCGACGACGTTGATGGAGACGCTCGCGCTCTCCGGGTTGAAGGCTTCGCGCTGGTATAAGGCGGTTTGGACGTTCAATGCGAACGCGAGTGGCACCGTCAACCCGCCGAACGGTACTGCGAGTATCCACTTGTCGGCCGTCGGTGCGGCTGTGTCGACGGCGGACGCTGTGATTCGTACGGCCGGCGTGATCAATCAGAGCACGACGAGCCCCGGACTCTTGCTTGAGATGCCGTTCACCGTGCCGAGCGATGGCACGTACCAGCTCGGCTGTAGTGCGGCTTCGGGTGGCTCGTCGACGACGCTCAACTTTCTCGCGTCGGGGGCCGCCGGTGACACGAACGCGGCGAACCGGCGTGCGTTCTGGGTCGAAGACATGGGGCTTAAGTGATCCTCGCCCGTGACGCGTGGGGACGCGCTCCGTACGCGAGCGCGGAAGTGCCGGCCCCGCCGGTCACTCAGCTACCCCCGCCGGTGCCTGGGGGTACCACTCGGTACGTCGTCACCATGCAGGGCGGCGATTTTCCCTGGGCTATGGGCGGGTGGGCCGGCCCGGCGCTTCCGCTGCCAGCACTGCCCGGGGGGCTCGTGGTCGTTCCGGACTCGTCGGCCGGCGTCGTGCGCGTGCTCACCTGGTGGCCGGATGCCGCGATGCTCGAAGTCATCCGGCTCAACCCGGATGGGACCCGCACGCCGGTTCGCGGCGCCTACCCGGCGACGCTGCCCGCCGGCGCTACCCGACGCAACTACGCCACCAACCCGAGCGTCGAGCAGTCGCTAGCCGGCTACGTGCCGAGCGACGGCAACCCGACGCTCACGCAAACGGCCGGCGCGGCGGCCGGCACGTCGGCGCTGCGCGCCACGATCGCGGCGGCCGGCGCCGACGGCGTCGCGATCCCGCACGGCTTGCCGGCGTCGACGTTCGCAACGCTCGGGTTGGCGCTCAGGCTGTCCGCACGCGCCGCATCGGTGACGGTGTCGGTTGCGTACACCGACGCCGGCGGGGGCGCGCTCACGACGCAGACAGCCACCCTTACGGCCGACCAGGTAAACGCGTCGGTCAACACGTGGGCTCGACAGGTGGTGCGGGTCCAGGCGCCGGCGTTCGCCGCGACCGTCGGCACGGTCAAGGTGGTCGCCGGCGGGATGCCGGCCGGCGGGTACGTCGACCTCGACGCGGTCACCGTCGAGCAGGGGCAGACGGACGGGAGCTACGTCGACGGCGACCAGCTCGGCGGGCTCTGGACCGGCACGCCCGGTCTGTCGGCGTCGGTTGTTGCCGGCGTTCAGACCATCGTGGACGGCGAGGCACCGCAGGACGTGCCCGTCACGTACCTGGTGACGAGCCCGAGCTTTACCGGCGGCTCTGCGACGTCGCCCCCCGTCGTGCTCGACTCGAACGGCCGGACGTGGGTCACGCACCCGGCGAACCCGAGTGCGCCTCTCTGCTGCGACCCGGCGACGGCCCCGACGCTCACCCGGCCGGCCACGCAAGCCGCGTTCGCCGTACTCGGGCGCGGATACCCCGTCGTCGTCTCGGCGCAGCGCGGTTCGCCGACGGGCTCGCTCACGGTCAACACGCGCACGTTCGCCGAACGTGACGCGCTGCTCGCCGCGCTCGCCGACGGGTCACCGATCTACTTCCGCGCCCCGGGTGACTTCGGGCTCGGCTACGGCCTGTGGCTCGCGATCGGCGACGTCGGCGAGGACCCGGCCGGCCGCCCCCAGTGGCACCCCGGCCGCGTGCTGACCCTGCCGTTCACCGTCGTTGACGCCCCGCTCGGGCCGGCCACGATGGCGGCGTGACGTGTGGCCGATCTCGTCGACGGCGCAGAACGTCCTAACGGGCTCGCACACCATCGATGTGCGCGCGACCGCCTACACCGCCGGCTACGGCGCCGTGTCGCTTCCCGTGTCGTCCGGCTCGATCACCGTCGACGCAACGTCTCAGATTCGCCGTACGGGCACGATCGGCATCGCGGACCCGCTCTACTGGCCCGGCGACCCGCTCGCGATCCTGTCGCCGCTCGGGTCCGAGCTGCTCGTTGAGTACGGGATCGTCATCCCGCGCGCCGGCACCGAGTGGGTTCCGGTGATCCGCGGGCCGATCACCGAAGCTCGCCGGCAACGGCCGTACTCGTCGGGCGACGGCGCCGTGTCGGTCACCGTCAACGACCGGTCCGCGCTCGTCTCGCAGGCTCGGTACGAGCAGCCAACGCAGACCGTCGCCGGCGCGACGAACGTCGCCGAGATAGCCCGGATCATCCGGGAAGTAGTGCCGGCGTCGTCGGTCACCGACTTGACCGGCTCGGCGCAGGTGGCCGCACAGCTCGACATTGAGCGCGAACGGTGGGCCGACGGCGTCGAGAAGCTCGCCGACGCAATCGGGGCCGAAGTCTTCGCCGACCCCGTCGGCAATTTCGTCATCCGGACGACGCCGACCCTGTCGAACCCCGTCGCGTGGGTGATTGCGGCCGGCCGCAACGGCATTCTCGTAAGCAAGGCGGACACGCTCACTCGTGAGCTGACGTACAACGAAGTCGTTGCCTCTGGCCAACGAACCGACGGTACGCCGCCCGTGTTCGCCACCGTCGCCGACACCGACCCGACGAGCCCGACCTACATCGGCGGGCCGTTCGGCCGGCGTCCGCGGTTCTACTCGTCGCCGCTGCTCACCACCGTGGCGCAGTGCCAAAGCGCGGCGGCCGGCTTGCTCGCGCGGACGGTCGGGATGCACGCGACGGTGTCGCTCAGCGCGATCGTCAACCCGGCGCTCGACGCCGGCGACGTCGTCGCGGTGGTGCAGGGCAAGACGACCACGCTGCACCTGGTCGACACGCTCACGATTCCGCTGCGCGTCGGCGACGCGCAGTCGATCACCACGCGCTCACTGACTCTGCCGGCGGAAGCATGAAACCCGAACGCGCACTAGAGCAGCGCTTTACCGACACGTCCGAGCGGTTCCGCGTCGGACAGGTGTCGTCGGTCGTGGCGAACCAGCTGATCGTCACAACGTCCGGCGGCGCAAGCAAAACCGTTCCCCGGCTTGCAACGTGGACGCCCGCCGTCGGCGACGTCGTCGTCATCGCGCTCACGCCGGCCGGCTGGATCGCACTCGGCAAAATCGCCTAACGAAAGGAAACCCCGTGGCTAGCGGACTCATGGACATTCACGACCTCGCGCAGAACCCCGCGTTCGTGCGCCGAGTCACCGCGTCGGCCGTGTTCGCTGCTGTCCAGGTGGGCGGCGAAGAGTACGACGGTTCGCAGTACCGGATCATGCGGCGCGCGCTTGCTCGCAACGTCGTCACCGACCCGGAGACGTGGGGTGCCGTGTTCGCGTGGGGCGCCGCCGCCAACCCGGTGATCGAAATCGAGAGTGTTGACGGCGATATTCAGTACACCGTCAATTCGCTGTGGGACGCCGTCGCCGGCGCCTATCAGGCCACCAGCACGGCGCCCGAGCCGGCCGCGAGCTAGTGACGCCGTTCGGTACGCCGTGGCTCGCGTTCGCGGACACCCTGCGCGCGTTCTGTGTCGCCGGCGGGATCGCGCTCGCCGTCGGGGCCGGCTTCCGGCTGATCTCGCACGGCTCGACGAGCCCGACCGTCCGGTGTGGATACCTCGCGCTCGCGGTGCTCGGCGTATCCGCGATCGGGACGGAGTATCAACACCTTGGCGACCACGTGACCTACCGGTTGTGGTGCAACACGGCCGGCGTCGCGCTCGGGCTCGCGGCGGTCGTGCTCGCCGTACGCGAGCGGAACCGGTAGCGCGCCATGCTCCCGCGCCCCCTGGTGATCGCGCTCGCGTTGCTCATTTCGATCGTGTGGGCCGTCAATGTCGTCGTCGGGTTCGTCGACCCTACGCGCCATGATCCGACCTTAAACGGGATCTTCGCGCTCGTCGTCGGCGCCGTGTTCGCGTTGGGCCGTAAAGAAGAGAGCAAGGTCAAGGCCGTACGGAAGCGCATCGCACGCGCGATTGCCGGCGAGGACGACGAGCCGCCGGCCGATGAGGACAAGACAGGTGATCCGTCGTGAGCCCCGTAGTCGCGTACCTCATTCAGTCCGTCGGGTGGGCCGGCGCCGGCTTCCTCGCCGGCGTGCTCGTCGGTCGCGCAGCACGAGACGTGCGACGGATCGCAGCCGCGGTCACCGTCGACGACACCGAGGGGGATGAGGACATGCCAGACCCGCGGGGGAGTCGTCCGCACTGGATCGGCACGGCGTCCGCTCAGACGCTCGTCGCGCTCGTCGTCGTGCTGCTCGGCGTGGTGACCGTCGTACAGGGCATTGTTCAGAGCGACGCGACGGCCGGGCTCACCCGTTGCCAGTACGAGTACAGCAACGCTTTCGCCGACGCGCTCGAAGCACGGTCGCAGGCGTCGACGGACGCGCAGGACGCGCTAGACGAACTACTCACCACGGTCGGGCAGACGCTACAGAGCACCGACCCGAACGCGACCCGGCCGCCGGTCCAGCGCGCTATCTCCGAGTACCTCGCGAAGCGGCAGGCGCTCAAGGCGCAGCAGGCCGCACACCCGTACCCCGCCGCCCCCCGGGCGCGCTGCCCGTAAGTCCAGAAAGGACGGACCACGATGGACTATGGCGTAGACGTATCGCACTACAACGCCGTTGCCGACGCGAACGCCGTGCGCAACAACGGGATCACCTTCGCGTGGTGCAAGGCCACCGAGGGCACCACCTACGTTGACCCGACGTTCGCGAATAAGGTCGCTCAGCTCAAGGCGGCCGGGATCGTCGTCGGGGCGTATCACTTCCTGCGCGCCGGCGACGTCGCCGCGCAGGCTCGCCGCTTCCGACAGGTGGCCGGCGACGCCGGCTGTCTCAACGCCGGGGCGCTACTGCCGATGGCGGACATGGAAGCGAACGACGTTCGCGGCTCGGCGAACACCGCCGTTACGACGTTCTATGACACGTTGGGCGTCTCGCCTGTCGATGTGTACGGCAACCTGGATTGGTGGCGGAACGTACTCGCGCCCGGCCAGTGGGGGGCGCGCGCCATCCTCGGGCACATCGCGCGGTACAACGGCGACCCGGGCAACCCGGGGTGGTTGTACGGGAGCCTTGCGCTTCACCAGCACACGAGCAGTGGCAGCGTCCCGGGCATCCCCGGCAACGTCGACCGGAACGCCACGATCGGCACGTACAACCTGCGCGGGCTCACGATCGGGCAGGTTGCCGCGCCCGTCGAGCCGGTTCCGCTCGTGCCGGCGCCGATCACGGGCGGCGACTCGTGGACGGTCAAGCGCGGCGACACGCTGTCTCGGGTCGCGTCGGCGTGGCACATGACGGTGAGCGCCGTCGCCGTGGCGAACGGCATCACCAACCCCGATCTCATCACGGTCGGACAGGTGATCCACCGTCCGGGCTCGGCGAGCGCGAAGCCGGCGCCGGCGGCGCGGACGACGTACAAAATCCGAGCCGGCGACACGCTCGGCGCGATCGCGCGAAAGTACAACACGACCGTGCCGGCGCTCGTCGCGCTCAACCACCTGAGCAACCCGGACCGGATCTACGCTGGCCAGACCCTGACGATCTAGGAGAACGGACCATGTCCACTTTCGAAAGCCGCGCGCAGCCGCGCCCGCTCCGCTTGATCGCGGCCGTCGGCGCGCTCGTGTCGCTGATCGTCGGCGGGCTCCCGACCGTCGGCGTATCGCTGAGCGCCGACGCCGTCGGTTGGCTGGTCGGGATCGTCGGCGCGGCGTCGGCCGTCGCCGTGGCGTTCATCGGCGAAACGCAGGTCACCCCGCTCACGTCGCCGCGCGCCGCGGACGGGGTGCCGCTCGTGCGCGCGGCCGGGCCGACGACGCTCGTCGACCCGGGGGCGCCGCCGGCCGGCTGAGCCCCGGGGAAGGTTCGGAGAGGCTCAGCCGGCTTCGGCGGCACGCGTGTTGAGGTAGGAGACAAACTCCCGCGCGCGGGATTCCTTGCCGGGGTCGGGCTCGGCGACGATCACGCCGTCGGTGCCCTGGACGTACAGGAACAACTCGCGGTTGTCGACCTTGCGGCCGGGCAGGAAGACGCCGAACCCGCCGGCGGCGACGAAAGCCCCGCCGCGCCGCTGGATACTGCCGGCCGTCTCGACGACCGCGAGCGCGCCGGCGAGCGCCACGCTTCGGTCCTTGTGGTGAATCCGGCCGTTCGAGATCCACACGCCGGCGAACGAGTCGCCGGCGACGATCGCGTCACCGCGCGCGTTGCCCTCGGCAACCGCGTCCTTGAACCAGCGCTTGACCCCGGCAGTCAGCTTGCCCACGTCCGTCACTCCCTCTCGGCTGTCCAGGTACCGACGAGTCTGATCGTGTGCACGAGCGCGGCGTTACTGCCACTCGGGCGGGGGTGACGCAACGGACTTCCGGCACTCAAATATCGGCGGCCGTTGCTATGGTCACGGGTGGTCGTGATCATGAGACGGTCGGGGGCGGGGTGTCTGTCGACGAGCTGCGCGCGGACGTCGCGACGGCCGGCGAGAAAGTCGCCGCCGCGCTCGCGGCTGTCACCACGGCCCGGCAGGCACTCGAAGAGGCACAGCAGACGTTAGCGCAGGCCACGCAGGGTGCGAGTGCGCCCGAGGTGACGCAGGCGCTCGGGCTGCTCGCTCAGGCCGCCGGCCAGGATGGGGCCGCCGGGCTTGAGCAGACGATCAACGCAGCGGCCGGCGGCATCACGGCGTACCTGGACAAGCACCCCGGCGAACCGGCCGGCGACGTTCCAGCGCCGTCGAGCGGCTCGGCGCCGCCGGCGCCGTCGAACGATTCCACGGTCGACAAACTTCGGCGTGACCTCCCGGAACGGACGCCCGGCAAGCGCGGACAGAAGACGCACGGCCAATGGTTCGCCGCCGGCAAGCCGCCCGCCGAGCTGGTGAGCGGGCGGGACAAGCTCACCGATCGAGTTGACGACGTGCTCGCGGAGGCCGGATGCCCGCGACGTCCAGTCACAGCGGCCAACGATGTTGAGCTCAAACTAGCCGCGCACATGCGCGACCAGGGCATCGCCGATGCGAGCGTCGTGATCAACAACAAGCCGTGCAAGGGGGCGCTTTCGTGTGACGAGCTGGTGCCGGTCGTGCTCCCGCCCGGCTCAAGCCTTACCGTCTACGGTCCGGACGGGTTCGTGAAGACGTACAGGGGAGGTGCTAAGCCGTGGCGGACATGATCGCGTGGTTTGAACCGGGACAGGATGAACCGACCGTGCTGAGCAACCCGGCGCAGGTAGACGCGCTTTTTGATCGCATGGTCACCGAAGCGGCCGACGCCGGCGTGTCAGTGATCGCGCAGGTTGAGCGCGGGGACGCCGCCGGCCGCGCGGTGCTACAGCTCGGTGTCGGTGGTGATCGCGGATTCGTCGGTGTTGTCGACGCGGACGGAAGCGTGATGAGCACCAACGGCGCGAGGTCCGGCGACCCCGTCGCATACGACTACATGGGGCACGAACGCGAGGTATCGAGCGCGGATGAAATCGGGCTCGCCGACGTGCGCGAAGCGCTGCGCGCGTTCGTCCGGACCAACGGTGAGCGGCCGACCGGCGTGGAATGGCGACCGGTTTAGACCGGCCCTGAGACCCGTCTCAGCCATACGAGACGCCCCGTCGCCTTACAAGGCGACGGGGCGTCTTTCGTGCGTCTCCGGCCGTCTCAGCCGCTCGCGCGGACCATCTCCGCCGTCACGTCGGCGTGAAAGTCGGCCGGCGCGATCCTGAGATGCCGAAGCGTTCGCGCGACCACGTCACGCCAGAACGCCGGCGCGTCGTCGAGCTGGCCGGCGTACTCAGCCGCTGTGTGATTGACCAGCACGTCGTACGGGTGCGCCATCGCGGTCGTGCACGGCCGGCAGTACGGAAACACCGCGTTCGGGATGCCCGGCACGGCCGCCGCGTGAACCGCGGGGTTCTCGCCGCACACGGCGCACGTCCACGGGTGGGCCGGCGCTTCCGCAAGCGCGGTCACTTCCGCGCCGCCCGTCGACCGCCCCGCTTGCGCGGCGCCGGCTTCTCGTCGACCGGCTCGGCGGGTTCGCTCTGCGCCGTCTCGTACGCGTCGATCACACTCGTCGGAATCCGGCCCCGATCCGCCAACGGATAGCCGTTCTGAGCCGCCCACGCCCGCACGGCGGTGTTGTACTCCCGCCGAGCCGCGTACCCCTCGGGCGGCGCCGAGCTGGACGCAGACGAGAACACGGCGGCCGTCGAGCCCTTGCCGGCGCGGCCGGCCAACCGCTGAGCGCCGGGAGCCTTGCCGGCGCCCTTGACGAGCCGGCCGCCGGTCCGCCGAGCAGCAGTGACGTACGGGCCGAAGATCTCGCGCAGCGCTTCGGCGTTCTCGTCGTGCAAGTCGATTTCGTACGTGATGCCGTCGAGCCCGAACGGGACCGTTGACGCGCCGGGGCGGCCGTCAATGTCGTCGGTGACCTCGATCATCGTTTTCTGAGCCACTACGCAACTACTTTCTCGTGATCTTCACTTACAGGGGGATGGACGGCCCCCGCCCCCTGCGCGGGGGCCGTCCGGGACTTCACCCCGCCGGCGCGTGGCCGGCGGGGGTACGCGCTGAGCGCGAGCGCGAGACCAACCGCGACGAGCACACCGAACACGATCGGCGCGAGCGGCAAGATCTCGCGCAGGTCCGACGCGAGCCACATCGCGGCGACGCCGGTCGACACGCCGCCGACGAACGCGCACGCCCAATCGAGCCGGCTCACCGGCCGCCGGCGGATGCCGTGACGCGCCATCACGCCGGCTCACCGCCGGCGGTGCCGGTCCGTCTATGGCGACCGATACCGGCGCCCGCTTCGCCGTCTCGTGCGTCGCGGTACAGCCGCGCCAGGTACCCGACGGCCGTCGTGAGCCCTTCCGAGCCGTGCTCGTGCTGCACACCGAGCACGGCCGCCCGACACCCGGCGTGGTCGCCGGCAAGTCGAGCCGACACCGCGGACCAGGCGCCGGCGCGCGGGTCCGTAGGCGCGGGATCGTCGACCGCTTCGGCCACGGACGGCGGGACCGGGTAGCCCGTCCCGCAAAACATATCCGCGGTAACGCGAACACCCGCCATCACCAGCGAAAACACCTGGTCGTCGGCCGGCCGATCGTCCGAAGCGAGGTACAGCTCAATCGTTCGCGCGCGGCGCTGCTGCGCCTGGTCGTCGTCGGTACCCAACGCTATAGCCCGAAACGTTGCTACAGAACGAAAAAATACGTCACTATCCTCAATGTCGTTCAC